AGAATCTGGGAGTCGTGCAGATAATAGCGAAAGCATGTCAGCTCGAATCGACTTCAATGCCTCGGGCTTAATGGACGTAATCATTCGGAAAATCGACTTCCCTAACGCGATGCTGTCCTCTTCTGCGTTTACTCCATCTCCCACATCAAACTTCTCTAATCCGTCAGCTAAAGCAACTCGGATTTTCTCAAACATAAAAAATCCTTCTTCAGCGTCTGCCTTCGCAATGCGAAAACGAACACCGTTAATTTCAAATTCCTCTTTCAGAAGCTCTTTTAGATCCATGTTTTTCTCCTCCGACTATCGCTTCATAAGCGGAATGTGATCGATTGATTCAAACTCAAAGGTATAGACAACTTCGCCTGCTTCACCTTTGCCATATGTAGGGCCTCCGACGGGAGCTTCCGTCAGTACTCCGTTCCGGCATGAAATGTTGTCGCCAGAAATAGAGTTTAGCCAGTTAAATGTAATCGCAGCAACCTTGCCTCGTTTTGCTAAAGCAATATACGCAGCCATCTTGTCAACAAACGGAGAGTTCGCCAGCACCTTAATTACGAGAGATCCGCCTCGTTCTCCATTTGTCGAGGCGCACATCTTGCCGTCAGCCCCCTTTTTGAAAGAAGCAATTTCTTGGGCGTCTGGGAACGATAGACAATCAGACGAATCACTCCATCCTTCTACTTTCCCCATCGGTATAAAAAGTCCGGTCCCTTGAGTAATGTCAATGGTCAGCATGATTTGTTCTCCTTTTGATTGTCAGATTATTGTTCAAAGACTACGGCAGCCTCGACATATTGAATTGCACCAGCACCCTTGAGCCAAACCTTAACGGGTGGTGCTTTCCTGCTGTTCCTGTCGCTCTGATTTTGCAGAGCAATAGGTTCGGAATAAATTAGATATCCTTTGTCAAGGAATCCATCAAATTTCGCACTCCCAGTTACCAGCTGAATATCGTTCGTGAGGGCTGGAGAGAGTTGGCCTGCTGCAATTCCACCGTTTCTCGCCCCTTCGTCGCAGACCAACTCAAGAGCCTGTTTAATAACAGCCATGCCACCCTCGGTCTGTGCCAGTTTTGGCGACTGATAAAGCACGTTGAACACTGCTGCCAGACATGCGTTTTCAAACCAGATCATCCAATACTTGGTGTCAATCCAGTAGTTCGGATTGAAGGTCTGTCCGCTTTCATACATGGCAACACCAGACCGACGGGAGTAAAAGTTTGCTCCCTGTTCGAGAATGTTCTTCGCTTCGGTCGAGGTGTAGTCATCCGTCAGTGTTCCCTGAAGTATTTTATACATCATTGTGATAAGGGAGTTCGACTGCGAGAAATTGACAGAGGACAAGCGAGCGGCAGCGGCAACATGCTTGTAGTCCGCAGTGCGCGAAAACGTTCCGAAAGTGTTCGACGGTTCGCGCTTTAAGAGCTTATCGAAAGTCGTGTCCGGCGTCTTGCTTAAGAACGCAAGGGCAACCGAAGAGGTAGACAACATGTACACTCTGGAAGCCTGACACCACGAGCTTATGTCTTCGACGGTTTCGGTATCCGAAATGTCGATGTCTTCGCAGATAAACGTAAACGAAGGATCGCGATCCACAATACAATCGAGAGCTTCTTCTACGGTTTCAGCAACTGTCGAGTAATGAACAGACTCGCCAAGCTCGATCGTCATTGAAAGAAGGGACGAGATGTCAGTTCCTGTGGACGCTTCTTCAAGGAAGCTGATCGCCAGAATTTTTGTTTCATCTTCCACGGACAGTTCAATTTTCGATCCGCTATCTGCGAGAGAAACCGTAACATCATCAGCCACGGGCGACAAAGCAGTGGTGAGTGCAGCCTCGATAATAGTTTCAACATCTGCGAAATCGGACGCGCCAGAGAAGTCCAGTCCGGTAATTTCATATTCTGTCACGGGCTGATCTGTATATTCTGGAACTTGGTTCGCGCGGATCTTAAATGACCCGCTGGTGATAGCCACGAAATCATCAATCAGAGCAGGCATGAGTCCGCCATTGATGACGGCAAGTTCGTTCTGGGATTCCGACCAGCGACCAACCATAAAATTCTTGGGATACGGTTCCGCAGAAAAATGAATCCTTCCTGCCTTGTATGGAGAACTGTCAACATCGAAGTCTTCTTTTACGCCATCAAAGCTCGTGTAGTTGCGGACTCGTTCTTGGATCGGAATCGTAGCATCTTTTGTCAGAAACAAACAACGTCCGGTTTCACGCCGGATAAGCCCTTGCGGTGCGATGCTCGATGTTACGCGAATAATTTCAGATGCTTTAAGACTCATTTTTCTATCTCCACTTTATCTTCGTCTACGGATTGGTTGCTTACAAGAACATCAACCGCTTCAATTACTGCGATAGTTTCAGCATATTCAGTGCTTGAACGCAAGGTTAAATCTAGCTGGGATCTCGGAACCCACCCGTCATTGAGTGGGTCATCTAAATTTCTATACGAATTTGGAGCGACAACAGCTACGTTTGTGCCTGCCAAAAGATAGTATGAAAGCTCCGTGTTTGGAAAGTGCATCAATTTGCGTGCGTACTCGTGAGCCATCCCTCGATGGAATTGAACGGAAACCTGCATCTCATACGTAGAGCTTTCTTTTCGGATCATCAAAGAAGGGTTCGATTCGTCTACGACTTCCTCTGTTGAGCCTAACCCAACAGAGCTGTTGGAGAGCATGAGAATCGTGCAGTACTCTCCGCTCGGCTCTCCACTCCTCTGATTGCCTACGATAACTTTCAGAGACGGATTCCCTGTAGCATTTTTAATGTACTGAATCAGAAGCTCGTAAATGTCGTTAGTCGTTTTGTCCATCAAATCGTACCGCTATTGCTTCCACATGTCCGTTCAACTCGTAACTCTCTACGTCAACGACAACCCAGTCAAGCCCTTTATACTGAACGATTGATCCGCCTGAGGGTGTGTTGCCAAGCTTTCCCGCAGTAAGGCAAGCCTGCGTGTAAATTATAATCGCTCCCCTGATCGCCTGCCCACCGATCACGTTCTGCATGACCTCGTGGATCTCTTCTCTTTCTACGGGCTGAATACTTCCAAACGCCGTAATAATGTCAGAGTTTGTTTCAGAATAGTATCCAGTGGTTTCGTTCAGCTCGTAAGTCTTCTCGTAATACGTGAACTCAACCTTGAACGCCTGATTCGATAGGATCTGATCGGCACTATTTAATAAAGTCATAATCAACAGTCTCCGCCATTTTCCCAGTGTCAGTCAAGGGAGGCTTCCCCCACCCTTTTCTCAATCTGGTTCCCTTTGTGTTCGGGGCGAACGTTCCTGTGCGGATACTTTTCTTTACAGCGTTGACATGATACTTTGCCAACGTATGTATATTCCGTATCGACAACCTCCCTTTCCTGCCTGCAAGAATCGGAATCAGCATTTTGATGTCTTTATAGAATGCGTCATTCGCAAGCCTGAAAAACGGACGCTCTGGGATTGTCCCGCGCCTTGGGGCTTTTATTCCGTTTGCCTCGCTCGGCGCACCAAATTCGTTAATCTTTGCTACTGCGGAAACGCTTATCACCTTCCCGTCTTTTTGGTAAAACTCATCTACCGCCCATCCAACTCTATACCCTCTAATCCCAATGGGGGTCTGGATGTCTCGCATCTTGGCTTTAAACTTATGCCCGCCAGTTCGGGTAACTTTTACAAATTGCCTAGCGCACACGGGTCGAGAGCTTTCTTGCCGCCGCATTTCGCAATGCTAGATAAAGTTTTCCGTACGGGGTTTGTTCGTAATAGACATCTGCGGCAGTAGCTGCCATGGAAACAAACTCCGTCGCGATACGCCCTACGCGAGCTTTTTTTATCGTCCCGACGGAGGAGGTCGATGCGCCCCCTCCGTCGTTACGGATCTTCTCTGCTGTGAATAGCGAAAGGAAGTGAGCAGCAACAGCATAGAGAGCGTTTGCGCTACAACGGTGAACCTCCTGCGCCAGATCAAGGGCATATTGAACCTCAGCGTCCGGATACGTGACGTCATCAAACTCAGGATAGATTCCTCTAAATCTCTCTATGGTCAAAAACACGGGGCTTACTCCGCTTTCTCTGCCTTAGCTTTCTTTGCTTTAGCGTCCTCTGCCTCAGCGTCCTTCGCTTCGGCTTTCTCTGCTTCAGCTTTCTCTGCTTCAGCTTTCTTTGCTTCGGCTTTGCGCGACTTTTTCATGACAGTAATGACTCCTGCCTTCACCAATCCTTTGTTTACGCTTTTGACCTCGGCGATTCCCCCGACCTCAACAATCAGCCCGCCTTCAATAGAGAGCGGGCTTTTCCCTGTATTCTTAATTTTCATAATGCTTCCTTTTAATAAAAAAAAAAGACAAGGGGCGTTTCGCCCCAAGCCTTTCTCGTTAGCGTTCTTTACGGCGCGGTCGTAACACCATCGGCGTAGATCATGAGCGTAGGACGCTTCATGTTCGTGCCAGACATGGAGTACTCCATCGGAGCCTTCACAACATAGCCGGAGGATGCGTCGGTCGTGATGATCCGAGGGCTGATGGGAAGAGCCATTTCCAGTACCCGATTGTTGTTCGGGTATACAATTACTCGACCCGTCCCGCTGTCGGCAGCGGCGTCAAGGCGGTACAGATCCTTGAAAACGATCTGGCGACCTGTCCGCACCGTCCAAGCGTTGTTCGCCGAGAACCATTCTGCGATAGAACGATCAGCATTGGAACCGTACTTGGTGGTGGTGATTTTGTTAAACGCTCCCATAGGGAGAGCGATGACCAAATCCGACATTCCAAAGTTGTCAAAGACAAGCCCTTTGGAGGTCAGCCCGATCTGAGCAATCAGGTTGTTAAGGAAGTCAACGATCTCCTGTTCGGTCGCCGTGTCGAACACAGGCACAGTTCCGGCGAACACGGGAACATCGGGGCTATTGAGCAGCCCAGTGAATCCTACTGATTCATCTCCGTTGAATCCTACGTCCTGAATGTGCTGCATTGCACCTTCCGCGCCAGCACGAAGGACTTCAGAACTCAAAGGCGTACCTTGGAACAAACATTCGCGCAGCTCTTGAAGAGTCCACTGTGGTTCGATCCCTGCATATTCGATTTTGAATACGACTTTCCCGATCGACGCGCTGGAGGTTTTCACATTGGAACCATCCTTGTTGATGAACGTTCCGCGCCCAGAGCGATTGACCACTCGGAGAGCAAACGTCTGCGCTCCCTCAGGGATCGACGTGTTGATGGGGACAAATTTTGGCAACACAAACTGCTCGTGAAGGATCTCTTCGATTTCAGCTTGCAAAGCCTCCCCGTTGTTCGTGACCAACCCGAACCCAGCGGTGTTTGCTTCGGCATCCGTAGCAAAGTTCCGACGGGAGAAATCATGATCCCAGTTGATCCGGCTTCCAGAAGACCGGAGGCTGTCCATGATTTGCGAGTCGTTCATTGCGTCACATTGCGACGCAATGAAACTTAAGTCACGAGGGTTTCTTCCAAAGATATTTGGCATTGTTTTATCCTTTCTTTAATAAAGTTTTGCGCCGACTTTCACTTCGACAATTTGATTTTCCGCACCCCAAGCTTGAGGAGCGATTAAGACCTTGTGCTGATTCGTCGTGGACGGGTCAGTGGCATACCATTTGCCATCATCGGGATCGAAAGCGACATAGCTTTGTGCATCTACGGCTTCGCCGGAAAGAACCAGAACATATCCCTCAACAATATAAGGAACCCATGCGTCTACTTCGTAGTTTCCGATCTCCTTGTTGTCGGCGTTAATCATGCTGGTTTCAAATCCGAGAACTCCTGCCACGGCAGAATCGTCATCGATCCCAGTCATTGGTATGGCTTTCCCCGCAGAATCCAACTTGAAGGCGTCGCCAGCATGAAGCCCTTCAGCTCCAATCTGAATCCGGTCGCCGTCATACGGCGCGTTTGGTCGAGAAATCTGCCCAACCTGCCCGCAAGCTTGTTCTAGCTCGTAAGTGGTTTGTATTGCATCTGCCATTTGTAGTCTCCTGTTTTTCTGTGGTTGGATTAAAGGGCGGTTAACTTCAGCGTGCGGGTGCTGGCTGAATCGCTTTTGAGAATCGTGTCTTTGCGTTGAGTGGAGATTTCGTCGAGCTTATCAACGAGATACTCTTCAGATTTCGAGTCAGCATCTTTAACTGCATCGCCAAGAGCCATGACCATCAGCTCTTTGTCTGACTTCGATGCGTCATAGGAATCCCCCATGAGAGGTATTAACTTTGCACGCAATGAGATGCTTTTCTGAGTAGCGGCATCTGCGAGAGCTTTGGCATCTGCCTTTGCTTTCGCCTTGGCTGCTTCATCTTTCCGTTTATCTTCCATTGCTTCAACGCTTGCTTTCACAGCGGATGATACCATCTCGCCTAAATCTGCTGCGGTGATCGCATCCTTGACAGCGGTTTTGACGATTGCTGGCACAACCGTCTCAACAGTGTCTTTTACCAATACTTTAACTTCCTTGTCTTCCATTGCATTCTCCTTTTCGTTGTCTAAGACACTGCACTCTGAGCCGCATCTTCCTGCTTCTACCAGAGCCAGATGGTTTCCTATCATAGGTCCGTCGAACCGGAACTTGTACTTCTCCCCTTCAAACTCGCCTTCATCGGCGACAATCGGACATTCGTACCCAGCGGACGTTTCAATGCCTTTTGAAATATCAATAGCGTCCTTATCCGTCAAGTGAATTGTGCAACCAAGATTTTTTTCATCAATAGCCTTTACGTCCTCTCCAACGTGTCCGGTCTGAACAAACCGAGCTGTGCGAGGCGAAACCCCGCCCTGTGGATGTCCGACGGTAACGGGAAGGTTCCTGAATGAATCAATGGTTAGGGGATTAAAAACTGTGTCTTTCGGACGAAAAACTGAGACCAAGCCAGACGCGCCTTGAAGCGATGCAGTCAAGCGTTTGTCTCTGCGTAGCTCGTCAACGTGATACTTCTGAATTCCGACGCGAGTAATCACGGCAGGCGCGGACACAAACCCGTTCTGATCCGTTACTCTCTTTCCGATGGATGCCTTGTCTACAAAAAACATGATTCGTTTTTATCCGTCTTTTATGTTTTGTCAACAGATTTTTTGGTGGCAGTCGCAATTTTTCCCGTTGGCTTCTGCCCCGTAGCTATATAAATCTTTGCTTCCTCCGGCGACCAGACGCCCTCTTTAACCATAAGGTTTGCCGAACGACTTCGGTTGAAGTCCATGTCTGAGACTTCTTTCTCTGACATCTCAAATAGAGGAGGGAACGAGTAAATCGGTACGGTGGTTCCCGCTGACCTTGCAATAATAGGATCTGCCCATGTGTAAAACGGTTCCAACACTTGAGTCTGGCGGATTCGCGTGGTCTTCGAGTCGTTGCGTTGGTCGCCTTCCCCTGTGGCATTAAGTCCTGACGGAGCTTTCCCTAGGAATCTCGTGACGGACAGCCCGCTTGCCATCGCCAGACGCTCTTCAAAGCGATCCATGAGATCTGGAATGTTTGAGAAGTTCACGCTTGTTCGTTCAAACTCATCGTCCGAATCCATAAATACTGTGCGATAGATACTCTTCTTTAAATTGATTTCTCGCATCATGTCATCGACATCTGGCTCGTCTGCGAGTTTACCTCTACACAAGATCTCGTTCAGCCCCTCAACCTTATGGACAGGGATTGAAGACTCCTGCATGAGTTGAGAGATTGCTTCGACTACGGCAGCATCATTGCATACATCGGAGAAGACTTTTATCAGAGAGGATACACCCCAGTCCTTTTCGTATATGCGCCACCCGTTAACGCTTTCGGATTCTTGCCCGTCGCTTCGATATATTCGAGAGTGATGGACATTTACAGTACCAAAGCCTTGGATGTTCAGTCGATAAATTTCTGGCTTTCCAAAGTTACTCGACATCGGATTGCTCGTTCGGGTAACGATGGTCACATCTGTTCGGTCAATGGCGATACAGTTTGCCGCATCGCCTTTTCTGATTCGTGATATATCGAGCGGTGTTTCGGACGGTGCTTCTTTTGTTATCAGCCAAAAAAGCCCAGTTCCATATTTTCTTGCCAGCTTCAAAGAGTTCGCAAATTTTTTATCCACATTAAGTCGTGTGACTTCGTTTTGAAACGGCTCGTTTTCATAGACACGAGGCTTTGCGAACATGTCATCTATCGGCATAGAAACAAATCGTTCCGCCGTCCAAGACTGGTTGCAAATTTTTTCTGGATACGTTGGGTCGTTCAACCAGATCGGGAGCAACTGAAAGAAAGAGGATTTGTCTGTCGCTCCTCCCAACCCTGACGCCGAATTATAAAGACCTCGCTGGCGTTGCTGATAGACATTGTTGTCTCCGCGCCCGAAGTACTGATCCACCGCACGGAGCATTTCATCTGCCGTCATGCTATCACGACGAGGATTTCTAAATCGTTGAGGTAGAAGTTTTTGAGGCAGAAATTTTTTCATCGGTTTGCTTTCAATCCGTTTTTACATGACCGCAGAAACGCCGCGCCAATAGAGTCGGCTCTGTTCGGGGATCGCATCTTCACCTGTTTTCCGTCAATCACAACCTTATAATCTGCTGGCGTTTTGTCGATCAGAATTCGCCCGCTGTCATCTTCTCTCCACGTAGCCTGACTCAATTCACGAATCAGCGTATCCAGATTCTGAATGCCTGTCGAGTCAAAAGAGAGATAGTACTCGGGGCGAAGAGTTTTGAAGCCACGCAAAAGCCGGACGGTATTCTCTGCGCGAAGGCGAAGGTTCCACCACATTTGAGCCTTAAGGTTTTTGAAGAAATCCTTGTTCTGGATCTTCGCCATGCGCGATCGGATGTAGTATTTTTTCGCACCATGAACGGAGTGTTGCCCCATAAACGGAACGACCCCGAAGGATGGATCGACCGACACAAGCGTTTTCTCTGCGAACCCACCAACACCTACGGCATCGTAATAGAGTCGCGTGACATTCATATCTCTTCCGATATCGTTTACATGGTTCGCGACCGCCGCCAGATCCCCGCTTCTCCATTCTTCAGAGAGCCTGATAACCGGACCCTGAATCACAGAGAAAGCGTTCTTGTCGTTTTTCTTTAGTTCGCCAGCCGCCAAGTCGAGACCACCGTAACAAAAGCCATCCGCATTCCCAAGTGTTTCGTGAGCGTCAACGCATTGCATGAGAAGGCTCTGCGAGATAACCGTCTGACGATCCCCATCCCCTCTCGGTTTCCCCAGCCAGACATGATCGAACTCCTCTGGGAAGAATTCCTTGCACTGGTTTGCTTGGTCGATCAGAACCTCTGGACAGTACGGGTTGTCGTAGTAATTTATATGAATGCGAAGCGTCTTTTCCAAATGGCCGACGTACTTTGGAATAACGTCATCAACCGTATCGGGGTTCATCGAGAAGTAAAACCGCCGCCCTTTTTCTCGGATAGTTGGGTTGAGCATTTCCCATGATGCCTTACTCGCAGTTTGAGCTTCTTCATACCAAACGTACTTAAACCCTTTCAAGGATTTGATCGAGCTGTGTTCCGCGCTCCCCTTCATCCCCTTAAAGATAAATCGCGCACCCGACTGCTTATTCACAATCTCAGTCTTCAATATGTAAAAGTACTCGTTCAGCTCCAGCGTATCAATCCACTCCACGATTACCTTGTACACAGAGTCACTCATGGAATTCTGGATCTCCCGAAGGCAAAGGACATCTGCACCATCGTGCATGCTGTTCAATACGAACATCTGACCCAGCGTTTCAGTCTTCCCGCCTCCGCGCCCTCCCTCAAGAATGACGTACTCGTACGCTTCCATGAACTCAGGATCGTAGAGACACCGAAGCTTTTCTGGCGGTCTCGATACGGGTATCCTTAAAGTACCGTCCGCATCCATCATTAGGCAGACCTCGCTATCTCTTTAATGTCTTCGACAAGCTCTGCGTCCGTTATCTCCTCCGCTTCTTCCGCTTCTTTTACATCCATCACAGGGTCATGAAATTCTATCACTACTTTCTTTACCTTCCCGTCCCCAAGGTTCAGCTCTTTCCGATCCGCGATGGCTGCCGTCTCCATCATCGTCTTTGCCACCTTCGCAGCCGCAGGCGCACTGCAATCGTTAAGCTTTTCCGGCGTGACCGCGCTGATCGCCTCCATCGCAACTGTTCTCGCGCTCTGCCCAATGAATGCTTTCCGCGCATCTTCATCCAGCAGAAATCGCTTGCTGGGATCTACTCGAATGGAAACCTTGGAGACCAAGCTCTTCGATACTCCCATCGCTTCCGCCGTGTATCGAACTGAATGCCCCAGTGCCAGCGACGTCATGATTAGCTGGTCTCTCGGCTTTAATCTGCGAAGCTCAGGAAACTTGTCTAAGACTTGCACGCTTTCCAAGTCTTCACTGAACACGTTCTCTTTCACGTCCTTAAGCTGCATCGCTTTCGTTTCTTTAGAGTTCCCGTGGAACTTCATTCTCTTTCGCTCTTTCGTTCTAAGTTGATTGCGGAGGGGGGACTCGAACCCTCGACCTTGAGATTATGAGACTCACGAGCTACCATCTGCTCTACTCCGCATTTGAATTCATCCCCCACATAAATAACCCTCTTGAAAAAAATTGCCAGAAAAAAAATCTGCCCCGAGCTTTTCAGTCAAAAAAAATTCTGCCAGAAAAATTTAAGGCTGTCATGAGTGATGGGAAAAGTTCTGTCAGGAAAATTTTTAGCACAGGTATGAGAGATGGAAAAAATTTCTGTTAGAAAAAAAATAGAACAGGTGTGAGAGGTGGATGCTCTCCGGCGGATTGACCACCCTTTCCGCCTAAAAGCGTATTTCATATCCATGTCTTTAAAGACTGAATCACGTATTGCAATACATTGCAATCGTTAAACCTTTTAAATGAAGTGGGAAATAGCTTGCGTTCTTTCGACATATTAACATATCGCAATATGTACGGTGCAAGCTGCTTGCAATCGTATGCCATGAAGCGACAAGCCAATCAGGAAAATGGTGTAAATTTACACCATTTTTTCCAGATTGATTTTCTGGAATGGCTTTGTTTTTTGCTTCAAATGGTTTCGATTTTTCTTTCCATACTATTTTCGTTTCTAGGTTTGACAATATCCGATAATCCTATATAGTGCTTCCCATGGTTACTAAAAGAAACAGTCTAACAAGCGCGGAGCAAAAAGCTTTGCCACTGTTTTTTTTAGATTGTTAAATGAAAGGAATAGCCATGACTGACACACTAAAAGAGCTAATCGAAGCAACACAAACAGAAGCAAGCGAGTTCGCGACGGAACAACTACAGAAAGCGAAGGAAATAAAAGGGCGAAGCAAAGCGGCAAAGAAAGAAAAAACGGAACTAGAAGCTAGTGCCCAATCATCTTTATGGGAGGTTGCGCAAAAGACCTTTGAACTATCCGACGTCGTTTTTGAGAAGATAGAAGAAAGTGTTAATGCGGCACTAGCTTTTCGTGGAACTACTATTGAGGAAACACCTATTGGAAGCGACGTTTACAAAGTGACGTATGATATTCTTCTTAAAAACCACAAGGTTCCTTTGGGAAAAGATAAGAAGCTACGTTACCCGCGCAAAGGTGAAGACGGCTACAAGGCATACAACAAAGCTATCAACCGCTTTAAGCTCCTCCCTTGGGCTGACAAAGAGAAGAAAGAGAAAGTCGAACTTTCCGAAACGGAAAAGCAGATTCTTCAAAAGTTTATCAACCGCCCCGCGCTACTTCTAAAAAAGTACTTTGTCGCGCAAGGTCTTGACATTCACGACGGCGATTCTCAAAAGGCGAAACTTAAAATTGCTTTCCTTTTGGAGTCTTTCAAGGCGGTTGTCGAGCAAAACTATTCGACGGAAATTGCCGAACTAATCGAAAGAGAAGATGCCGAACTTGAAGATGCCGATTCCTAGGAAATAGCTCCCTTCTAAAAGCCCTCGTTCCACTTCTGGAACGAGGGCTTTTTTTTGTTTTTGCTTTGCGTTCAATCTTTCAAAGGTTGAACGCTTTTTGCTTTCCCTTCTCTTTTTCTTCTTTTCCTTTTTCTCTTTTGCTTTCTTTCTTTCTATCGAATATCGTTTTTACCTCCCTCGCTTTCTTTAATCTCAATTTTAGAATCAATCTTACTGATTTCGTGGACACTCATTTTCAGGGGGGGGCGGTGGGTCAATTCTGATTTCGAGGGGGGCGTGCATTTGCTTCTATTTTACTTTCGACTGGATTCTAGTATCCGACTCCCTACTATGTACTCGCTCAAACTCACCAGATCATCTGGTCGGATTCGTCCCGCTCGTATCTCTTTCCTTATATAGGGAGCTGTCAGTCCTACTGCGTTCGCTATGTCTTGGGTTCGTATTTTCCACACTCTCTTTTTACTTTCCATTTTACCCCTTTCGGTATTCTATTTGCCTCGTACAACCGATATGACTATGCACGTTATCGCGGATTATCTCGATTTAATTCCGTCCCTCGGAACTTTTTCGGCTGATTTCCGCGGGGTGAAGTAGTTTTTTTGTGGTTTTTTTGTAGTTTTTTGTTGGGGTGGGGTGTGGGATCAGGCGGGGTCGGGTGGGTGCGTCGGGTAATTTTTTGTGGGGGTCGAGGTTGGGTGGGGGGTGGTTTTCCTGCTGGGGTTTAACCAGTGGTGGCGGGG